AAGTAAGGTCTTACTATGTGCTTCTTCCCTGGTGCCAGTACCTCGGCATATCCAAAGTGGACGCTAACGGGGTAGTCGTAGTAGTCTGCCCCTTCAGGGTCTAGTTGCTGCTCCTCCTCTACGATGATGGTGTTCATGTACTGGCTTGCAAACTTCCTGGCCTTGAGGCGAGTTCGTAGCTTAGCTATTACGCCATCGTTGAACCTCTCAGGCCACAGATAGCCTTGGGTGTTGTCTCTCCCGTTACGGTACACATTATGGAATTTGACTTTGTAGCCTAACTCCTCTTGGTTCTCTTGGAGGTACTGCCAGTAGTCACCCTTTGCGTACCGTGTACCTAACCCTAGTACCTGGTCACCTACAGCATCGTATATCACCTTCCCGTTTATCTTTCCAATAGGAACTACCCGCAGAGGGTCTAGGACACTCTCTAAGTCTTGTGCCCAGTCGAAGGTCTTCTGAATGAGGTTGGAAGTCTTTGTGTTCTTAAAGTCAACTACATCGTCCAGCAGGAGCAGGTCGTAGTGTTCACCCGTGTTGATAGAACCTACTGAGCCTGCCCTTACTGTCGGTTCTTTCATCTTCTTGTCACGAATGACCTGAAGGGCTGTGGCTGACCAAATTATCTTCTTGTCCTTAGCGTCGTTATCATCTTGTCGCCTTCTCCCTGACCTGTCTAGGTCTGGAACTAATGACCCCGTTATGTGTGGTCTATTGTTCCATACAGTTTCCTGAAGGGTGGTGTCCTCGAAATAAGACCTAAGTTCTCGAATAAACGCCCAGGAAAGTTCCTTGACGTTGGTTCCTACCATTATGCGAATGTTAGGGTTCCGATAAATGCGCCACAGAGTGTAGAGCGTTACACAGATGGTTGACTTCAAGTGACCCCTTGGCATTAAGACCAAGGCTCGACGTACAACCTCCAACTTAGAGTCTAGGTCACCATCTTCTATCGCTCGGTCTGCAAGCGTAATGAACTCACACAGTTCTTGGTGTATGGCGCTGAACTCTTTGGTGCCACCTTTGTAATTGATAAGGTCAGCAAAAGCCCACATGTCTGTTAAGGCTCTGACCTTTAAGTTCTTGGTGATGTGTAACACTCTTGTAACCCTTTAGAGCCGTTCGTCTTGTCCAATACCTTGAACACGCTTGAACTCATCCAACAGTGCTTGCAACAGTTGACCGATGATGGCCTTGTCACGACCGTTAGACTTGAAGTTCACTTTACCTGTCATTACCAGTTCAGTCAAAATGGCAACCAAGTGGGGGATGCCAGTCATAGCTACAGCACGTAAGTCAATTTTCTGACCGTTGGCTGCTTGAAAGGACTGAGCTTTAACGGGGGAATTATCTTGAGCTTCCATTTTTAGTTCTTGGTATGGGTCAGTTCAACAATGATGCACTGAATTTCCCAGTACAGGGTAGTTGCTGCTACGCCCGTTACTGTTAGAATTAGTGCTTCGTTTGTGTTGTCTGCGGTGAAGGCCAGAGTACCTGTACCTGCACCTACAGCGGCTAGTACCTGTGCCCCGATGAGGGCAGTAGTACCGTTCTTGTTTTGGATGGTGACTTCACCGGAGAAGCCACGGGACTGCGTACCACCAGCGTTGGTCATGTCAAGGCAAACGCCTTGGAACCGAACCTGCATTACGCTGTCATCCATCAGACCTAGACGATACCCTGAGACACCATCTAGGAAAATTTCAGTGGGGGTAGCTGCGGTAGTCTCACCATAGAAGTTAGCGAAACGTTGCTTGTCCAGTGCCCCTTGCTGCTGCAAGACCTTACGCTCAGTGGTAGGGTCATTCTGGTTCATCTTGAACTGCGGAATAGCTGCCATGTCTTACCTCAAAAGGTTCATAGTTTGTTTAACGGGGGTATCTGTAGGCATCTGTAGTAGGCTTCTGTAGATACCTGGGTTCACCCTTTGGTTGCTCTGTTGGCTTGCTGCTACTTTCCTTCGGGAAGACAAGGCATATTCTTGCATTGCCGTCTCAATGCCCTGCCTTTGAACGTCTTCTGTTTGGACTGTAGCCCTTTGCTGTAGT